ATGGATGGCTCTAATGCCTTATCTTTTGATACATCAAAAAATGCCACCTTTGCAGGTACTATCAGTAGTGGTGCTATAACCAGTTCAGGAGCAATTACCACAAGCTCAGCAAATGGTTTTGTAGCTTCTTCTACTTCAGGTACAGGTTTGACTACAAATAACTCGGTCTATTTAAGAGTTATAGCACCTGATGTTGAATCAGGCAACACTAATAAACATGAACTTAGTATGGGTTGGTCAACTGCTCGTGATAGAACATACCAAGCACCTAAAAATGATGGCACATTTAATTTCAATCACGAATTTGGTTACAACTTTTCATCAGGACAACAGTGTTGGTATTTTGAAGATAAATTAAAAGTTGGAACTCTTAATATCGGTAACATTTCTGTTATAGATAGCTTAAGAAACCTGACGAATATCGGTACTATCAGTAGTGGTCAAATAACTACCTCTGGTGGTGTTGAGGTTGGCTCTAACAACATAAATTTTGCAGATAATGGTAGAGCAAGATTCGGAAACTCTGCTGATTTACAAATCTACCATGCAAGTAATTTTAATTTCTTACTTGCACCTACACACCCAATAGTAATTGGTGGCACATCTATTAGTCTTAAAAATGCAGCAACTACTGAAAACATGTTGGTTGCAACTCAAAATGGTTCTGTAGAGCTTTATCACAATAATGTTAAAAGATTAGAAACAACTTCATCTGGTGTCAGCATGACTAATGGTTTAGTAGTTGAAGGAAGCACCACATTTAATGATGATGTCTCGTTTGGTGCTGGTATTGTGTCAAACATAACAGTAAATGGTTCTATCACTTCTTCAGGTAGTAATGACATTAATGGAACAGATGATTTAAGACTTAGGTTTTTAAATGGTGGCACATTCAAAGGTGGCATACAAGTTCCTACAACATCAGGAGATATGATAAGTGGCTCAGCAGTAGATGATTTAGCTATTAGGTCACAAACTAATATGCTTTTTGCTACTGGTGGCAATACTGAACGTATGAGAATAGACAGTTCAGGTAGACTATTAATAGGTGGCACTTCTACTTCTTTCAACGATATATTGCGTGTTTTTGGCGATGGTTATGCAGGTGCATGGCGAACAGGAACTAGCTCAACTTATGTTGGTAAAATGCATAACAACGCAGGGAAACTAGCACTAGAAACAGATGGTAGTAGAGATATACAATTTGGTAATTCTACAAATACGCAAGTAATGTATATTGATACTTCTGCACAAAACGTAGGCATAGGAACGACTTCGCCAACAGGTAAATTAACTGTTCAAGGTGCAGCAGAAGGCGATACATATTTTACAGGTGGTACAGCTAATTCAAGACTTTTAAATGTTTTTACTTCTACTGCTGGTTCTTCTGCAAACGCAGGTCACAATTTTAAAATTGCTTCAGGTGAGGGAGAGTTTATTTTTGGTAATAATACAACAGCTAATGTATTAAAAATAAAGTCAACAGGTATAGATGTTACAGGCAACGTTGGCATAGGAACTACCTCGCCAAGTGAGAAGTTACACGTTGAAGGTGATTTAAAAGTAAATACCAACAATGATGCAGGTGTAATACATTTTGGAAATACTAGCGACCAAACAAAAATCATTGGTTATGATTCTTCTGACAAAATAGATTTTTTTACTAATGGTTCACAAAGAGCAGTTATAAATAATACTGGAGTAGGTATCGGAACTAGTTCGCCTGATGAAATGCTTCATGTGTATGGCAATCTAAGAGTTGGTACAACTTCAGGTGGTAGAATTAAATTCTCTGATAGTGATGATACTGAAATATTAGGAAGAGACCAAACACATGGTAGTGGTTCATGTATGACCTTTAAGGTTAATGATGCAGATAGGATGCACATTAACAGTTCAGGGCTAGTAGGGATAGGAACGACTTCGCCAAGTAAAAAGCTACACGTTCAAAATGGTAGTTCAGGATACTCAGGCTCTTATAATTCAAGAACAGCAGCTATTATTGAAGGCAGTGCTTCAAACGGTACAGTTTTATCAATTATGGCACCGAATACTGGTTATTCAGGTATTTTCTTTGGCGACCAAGACGGAGAAGCAGTCGGACAAATACAATATGACCATACCGTAAATGCTCTGAGATTTGCAACTACTGGTAGTGAAAAAGTCAGAATAGACAGTTCAGGCAACGTAGGTATAGGTGCTACTAGCATGGATAGCAACCTACATATAATAGATGGAACTACACAACTTAATATTGAAGCCACAAGTGGTGATGCGACTCTTAAATTAGAATCTACTGGCAATAGTTATTGGAATATATTTAATGACCAATCAGATGCTAGAAAACTTAAATTTGAAGATAATGGTAATGGTGTAGCTTTAACTGTAGAAAGAACAGGCAACGTAGGTATAGGAACTAGTTCGCCAAGTGAGAAGCTTCATGTTAATGGTAATATTCAAGTTGGTGTAGGCAATTCAAAAGAAGCACTTATACAGGGTACAAACTCAGGTAGAGTGGCTTCTAATCCTGCTTATTCATTTAGTGGTGATGTTGATACAGGTATGTTCAACCCACAAACTGACAACACAATCGCATTTTCTACAGCTGGTTCTGAACGTATGAGAATAAACAACTCTGGCAACGTTGGTATAGGAACTTCTAGCCCTTACGAGAAGTTAGAAGTAACAGGTGCGATAGCAGCTTCAGGTAGTGTTAATGCTCTTGCAGCTCAAGGTCATGTAACGTCTATAGATGTAGCTAGTAGTAGAAGCAGAATTAACGCTGTCGATTGGGGTTTTGAATTTAAACCTTTCGACATCAGAGCAAGTGAGATTACTTTTGGTGCTTCTGCTGGTAGTGCTACAGAACGTATGCGTATCACCAACTCAGGCAACGTAGGTATAGGCACATCCAGTCCTTCACATAAACTAGATGTCGCTGGAACAATTTTTTCATCTAATAGTGGTACAGATGGTGGGCAAATAAGACTTGCAAATTCTGGTGGTGGTAGCACTTTCTACTGGGCTGCAAGAACAACAGGCTTGAATCTAGGAGAACTAGGTGCAGCAGATGGTAGAATTTTTGTTAAGAATGGTGGTAACGTTGGCATAGGCACAACTAGCCCTGATGAAAAATTAGATGTTGAAGGCAACCTAAGATTAAGGTCAGGCAATAAACTAATTGTCAATAGAACCGATAATGCGATTGGTGGCGAGATAAGCTATGAAGCAGGTTCAGGTTGGAAGATTAATGATGCTAATGGTGATGGTACTAGATTCTTTACAGGTTCAACAGAAAGGGTAAGGTTTACAGCAGACGGACGAGTGGGCATAGGCACATCCAGTCCTGCTACACCACTGCATGTGAAAACAGATAGTTCTGGTTTTGCTTTAACCCTTGAAGAGAATTCAGGCGGTGAAGCCTATCAGTTAGGTACTGATTCTTTTGGTGGTTTAGCTTTCTTCAACTCTGGCACTAAAGTTGCAGACTTTACAGATTCAAGTGAGTTTCAGTTATACAGTTCTGGTGCAGTAAAAGTAAAATTAAGCCCTATAAATCATTCTTATATAGATAGTGGTTTTAATTTAGGTATAGGCACAACCAGTCCAGAAGATAAACTTCATGTTTCAGGCACAGTTAAAATAACTGCTAATGGTTTATCAGATAAACATATTTTATTAGATGATAGTGGTGGAGATGCTGCGGGAGTAATAGGTGTTGACAATGGACTACTAACTATATCTTCTTCAAATGGCACAAGCACAGGGTCTATTGTATTTTCTAAGTCTAATCAAAATGGTTCTTTTGAAAGTGCCAGAATAGATGGTTCAGGTAACTTATTGGTTGGTAAGACAAGTACAACATTCGGCACGGCTGGAGTGGAAAATAGACCTAATGGTAGAATAACAAGCACTCGTTCAGGTAATACTAATTTATTTCTTAATAGACTTTCTTCTGATGGTTCTGTAATTGAATTTTATAAAGATGGAGCACAAGTCGGCTCAGTTTCAGTCACAGGTTCAGCTACAGCTTACAACACTTCATCTGATGCACGATTAAAAGACATCACAGGGTCTGCCAGAGGTTTAGAAGTTATCAACGAACTTAATCCTGTTGCTTACGACTGGAAAGCAGATGGCAAGTCTGACGAAGGCTTGATAGCTCAAGAGGTTATGAAGCTTGTTCCTAACGCAGTGTCAGAAACCGAAGAAGGTTATTATCAAATGGATTATTCTAAGTTGGTCACACCACTTATTAAAGCTGTGCAAGAACAACAAAAAGAAATAAAAGAACTTAAGAAACATTCTCATAGCCCGAAAGGTCTTGAGGACATGGAAGGCTACGAGAGCTTAATAGAAACTATTAAGACTCTTAAGGCTGAATTAAAGCTATTGAAAGGAGGAAACTAAAATGGCTATATCATATACTTGGGATGTATCAAACGTTGATACTTACCCTTCACATACAGATAGCAGTTCAAACACTGAGTCTGATGTAATTTATAACGTGCATTGGAGACTAAAAGGGTCTGACGATGCTAACAAGGATGCTGATGGTAACCCACAAACTGGAGAAGTTTATGGTAGTCAATCATTAGATGTTTCAGATTTATCAAGCTTCACAGCTTTTGCTAGTGTAGGTTTATCAGATGTCCAAGGCTGGGTCGAAGCAGCTATTGGGTCTGATGAAGTTACAGCTCTTAAAGCTGGGATTGATGCTCAGATAGCTGAGAAAGTTACCCCAACATCCGTTAATAAAACTATAAGCTAGGTATGGAAATATCCAGCTTAATGTTTTGGAATATCTTTATAACTCTGGTCTTAGCTCCAGTGCTGTATAGTATTAGACAGAATGGGTCAGAGTTAAAAAGATTAGATATATTATTAAATAAAACCAGAGAAGAAATAGCAAAAGATTATATAACAAAGTCTGAAGTCAAAGATGATATGAGTGTCCTGATTGATAGATTAGAAAAATTAGATGAGAAGATTGACAAACTCTTTGAAAGATAGTAAAATATAAATGAATACTAAAAAAACTAAAAAGACTAAGAAACTTCCTGTTTCAACATTAGTCGTATCTATATCTACTATACCTTCAAAGCTTTTAACAACTCTGAGAAGTAGGAAAAAGAACAATGGCAAAAAGTAAAAACAAAAGAACAAGAACAGTATCTGTACGTCAAGATTACAGAAAAGGTGGTAAAGTTGAAAGAGCTAAAAATTTTACAGGTGGTTTTAATACTGTAGCTCTAGGAGCTATGAATCGTGTTAATAAACAAAATCAACAAAAAATAGATGAGCTTAATAAACCTATAGAGCCTATAGAAACAGAACCTACTTTTGGTGCAGTGCCGAAAGGAGCTAAAACAGGTAGACCTGATATTGGTATAACACCAAGTCCTACTCCTAGTGAAAAAACAGAACCACCATCACCTGATATTGGACAACCTATAACACCTCCTGTTAATATTATTCCTACAAACAATAAATCAAGTATAAAAGGACCACAAGACCCTAGTGCTGGTTTTATTAATGTTACACCTGAACGTTTAGTAAAAGCTGAAGAAGAAAGACAAAAATACTTACAAAGATTAAAAGATACTGGACAAGAAGACACATTAAATTTAGCTGATAATATCTATAATTTTATGGTTAAACAATCCGGAGATGCTGGATATATAGATACGGGCAATTTACTTCCTACTGCACCAAACGTAACTCAAATAGCTCAACCAGATTTATCAGGCATTTCAAACGATTTTGGAAGCTATGGAGGTTTTGGAGAGTTTAAAAATACACCTACTAATTATACTTATGATAGAGATGAAGGACCTATTATAGACGATGAGTATGACCCTGACCCCGGAACAGGAACAGGTACAGGTACAGGTACAGGTACAGGTACAGGTACAGGTACAGGAACAGGAACAGGTACAGGTACAGGAACAGCAGAAACACCGGCTCCTACTCCTTCTCCAGAAGAAACAGCCCTTAGAGAGCAAGTAGAAGCTCAAGCTCGTGGTGAGATGCCAGAAACAATTATTATTCCTGATGCATTGCAAATAGATGATAGTATAGCTCAAAATGTTACAGTCATGCCAGAGCCTACTTCAGTGGACTTTGAAGAAGCTGAAGGAGTACCAGCAGAAACTGTTAGTATTATTAATCAAATAGCACAGGCTCAAGGTCCAGAAGAAGCTAAAGTTTCTACTATACAAGAAATTTTAAAAGTGCCTGAAGATGTTGCAGTTAAGATAGCTCAAGGACAAATCAGACCAGAAAACTTAGCAGAGGCTATTAAAGTTGCTAGAGTTGAAGCTATTCCAGCAGCTACTGTAGCAATAGAAGAAGGTGCTTTAATGGCAGCAGCTCAAGGAGAACTAAGTCCTGAAGCTAAAGCTGAAGCAGCTAAAAATGCTGGACTAACTTTAGCTAGAGTTACTAGAGCTAAAAAACAATTAAGAAATGCTGGTTTATCTGAAGAAGATATCACAGAGCTTGGTAATGACCCTGAAGCTCTTGAAGATAGATTGACAGACTTTACTGAAGAACAACGAGGTATTATTGAAGGTTTACCAGAAGAAGCTTTAGTTTCTAATCAAATTGATAGTTTGTTAGCTGGACTAGAAGCAGGAGAAATACCAATGTGGGCTAGACCGGCTGTAACTAGTGTTGAAAAAATGTTAGCTGCTAGAGGTATGTCAGCTTCAACAGTTGGTCGAGATACTTTAGTTAATACTATTATTCAAGCATCTTTACCAATAGCTCAATCTAATGCTCAAGCTATTCAACAATCAGTAGCTCAACAAAGAGGTATAGAAGCTCAAGCAGCTGAAGCAGATGCTCAAAGAAGACAACAAGCAGCTTTATTTAATGCTGGTAATGTTTTTAAAATGGATTTGGCTAATCTTAGTAATGAACAACAAGCTAATTTAAGTAATAGCAGATTTTTACAAACTGTAAGTTTAACTGAAGCTAAGAATAGACAACAAGTAGCAATCCAAAATGCTATATTAACTTCACAAGCTAACTTAGCAGAAGCTAACTTTGCTCAACAATCACAAATTCAAAATGCTAAAAACTTTTTAAGTATGGATTTAGCTAATTTAAATGCTGAACAACAAAGTTACATGATAGAAGCTCAGCAAGAACAACAAAGAATATTATCTAATCAATCAGCTGAGAATGCTAGAAGACAATTTAATGCTACTTCAGAGATGCAAGTAGAACAATTTAATAATAGTTTAGCAGTTCAAGTTGACCAGTTTAATACTCAACAAACTAATGCAGTTAATCAATTTAATACTACACAACAGAACGCAGCAGCAGCTCGAGATGCTCAAAGACAAGCCGATGTAAATAAATTTAATACACAATTAAAAACTCAAGTAGCTGAGTTTAATGCTAATCAAGACTTTGCTAGAAATCAATGGAATTCACAAAACAGAGCAGTTGTCGAAGCTTCTAATGTTCAATGGCGAAGACAAGCTAATACTGCTAACACAGCAGCACAGAATGCTATTAATATGCAGAATGCGATGAATGCTTTTAACATGTCACAAAATGCTTTATCTTTTATGTGGCAAGAGTTACGAGATAATGCTGATTATGATTTTAGAGCTGGAGAAAATGAAAAAAATAGAATAGCTCAATTAGTTAGTACAGCATTAGCTTCTGACCCTGAAAGGTATGGTAGTGGTTTAGCAGCAATAGAAAACTTAATAGGAATAATAACAGAGGATATATAAAATGGGATTTTTAAGAAAAGTCTTTAAAAAAGTAAAAAAAGGCATTAAAAAAGTAGTCAGAGGAGTTAAGAAAGTTGTTAAGAAAATTAGCAAAAGTAAAATCCTTAAAACTATAGCACTTGTAGGAGCAGCTTTAGTCACGGGAGGAGCAGCGGTAGGAGCTTTTGGAGGTCAGTTTGCAACTTCAGCAGTAGGTAAAGCATTAATTGGAGCTAAAAACTTTATTACTGGTCTACCTGTAGTAGGCACAGTGGCTAAACCATTTGAGTTTTTAGGAGCTGCTGTGGGTACAGGAGCTGGTAAAGTTACAGACTTTTTAGGTTTTACAAGTGAAGCAGGAAGATTAAATTTAGATAAAATAGCTTTTGACCCTGTTAATAATTCATATTTAAATATTGAAACAGGACAACCTTTAACTCAATCTGAAATATCTAATTTACCTGCTTCTTTTAAAGATACAGCACAAGTATCTGGTTCTTATTTAGATGCTAGTGGTAAAATTGTAAGAGCAGGGGATAAAGTTGAAACAGTAAAACAAACAGGATTCTTTGATACTACTGCAGGTCAATTTGTTAGAGATGTAGGTATGAGTTATGCTGAATCAAAGCTACAACCAGACCCAGAAATACCGGGTCAATATGTAGGCTATGGAGGCGATGAACAAAGTATGTTAGACCCATTACAAGTGTCTTTTGCTCAACCAGCTGTCAATTTAAATGATGCTTATAATAATTTACAGTTTGGCACAGGAGATGTTGGTTACTTAGCTAGTGATTTATATAGACAAGAAACTGTAGGAGGGATGGCATAATGGCACAACAAAGAGAATTAAGACCTGTAGTATCTAATAATTTAACAGATGCTGTTGAGCAGGTTATTTTAGATGCTCAAGCGGCTGGTGTTGACTTAGATGATATTGAAGATAAACCAAAAGTTAGAGGTCAGCTTAGAGATAGTCAAGAAGGTTTAGATAAACTAGTAGCTTTAAAATCTCAAGGTGCTGCTATACCCGGACAATCTTTAACAAACAGTCCTGACCAACCTTATCCATGGGAACAACCAGCAGAGTTTGCTAATCCTAGAGATGCTATTGATGCTATCTTAACTCAATTATTACAACCAGAAGCAGCTAAAGAAATTGTTAAAGGTTTAGCTAGTGGAGCTAGTGTTGGTGATTTAGCTATGGCAATTACTTATGCTAAATTTACTGAAGGTAAAATTAACCCAGATACTATGCTTCTAGTCATGGAGCCTATTATGTATTTAATTATGAGCATAGGTGAGGAAGCAAACATACAGTACAACATTGATAACGATGATATTGATGAAGAAGATGAGGAGGAAACAGAGACAAAACTTGAACAATTTAAAACTGCTGTTGAACAAATTAAAGCAGGTACTACAGACAAACAAATAAGACCAGAAAATTTAGCTGAAGGAGTAGTAGATAAATCACTACTCGACAGAGTTAAAGAAGCTGGTCCAGAAATTAGACAAAGTTTATTAGCGAGGGAAGAAGATGAGTGATTATTTAAAAGATTCTAAATTTGGTCAAGTAGCCACTAGTTTATTAGGTCAACAAAGAAAATCAAAACGTAAAGACTTTGTTTACAGTTTACTCGGTGGATTCTTAAAAGGGCAACAGAGAAGATTAAAGCAAGGTTTGAATGATGCTATCGAAGATGTTAATACAAAGTACAATGATATTTTTGTAAATAATAAAGAAGAGTGGGATGGTTCTGCTGCTAATAGAAAAGCAATCGCAGAGGCTAATAGAATAGGTGAAGATACTTGGCTTAAAAAACAAGTTAATCAAAATATTGATATTCATTTACAAGACTTAGGAGTTTCTTGGCAAAATCGACAAAGTCAAGAAAAAGAAGTTCAAGATAAAATGTTTGAAATCTATAATCAACAATATCAAAGAGAAAAAGAAAGACTAGATTTATTAAGACAAAATCCAGTAAACACTTATGATACTTTTAGTAAGTATAATCAAGCTGCTAAAAATGAATATCTTGCAGCTCTCGATGCTGTTCAAAATGACCCAACTAAAAAGAGCTTATTAGCTGCTGCATTTAATAGAATTTTTAGAACAGAAAAAGATGCAGAAGGTAATTTAACTTCAACTAATGCTGCAAAAATAGAGCTAGAAAATCAACTAAATATAGCTAAAGAACAAAGACAAGAATTTAGAAAGGGTGTTACTTCAGCTGATGCTTTACTAAATGATTATTATTCTAGTATGGTCGGTAAAACTTCTCAAGAACTAGAAAACAATTTAGTTCCTCTAGCTAAAAAACCTTTTACTGATAAACAAATTCTTAATCAAATAAAACTTAATGATACACATTTCGAAGATGAAGTCTTTATGAAAATTCCTTTAAATATACCGGTGTTAAAAACTGGTGTTACTATTGAAAATATTAAAGACATACCTGAGTTAAATGAAGATAACATAGAAGAAGTTAATATTAAAAAAGTTTGGAAAGATAAAAAAATTAAAGTTTATAATCCTGATACACAGGAATTAAGCACTATTAGTTCTTTTAAAATGAGAGAAATTTTAGCAAGACAAGCCCTATCTTTAAATGATATTAAAATGAAAAACGGTATAAATCCAACAGTCGGAGCTGGTATTATCAATGAAAGTTTCCAATCATTTGCTAACGAAGGTAGATTTTTACGACTTAAAGAATTAACCAAAGGAGGGCTTAATTTAGGTCCACTAGGAATTATTGGAGGAGAAACACAATGGGATGCCGATGACATTTTATTTATAGCTCCTAGTCAAACAGGGCAAAATTTATTAAGAAACAAAGTTTCAGCTAGTGATGCTGTAGCTATTAATCAGAGTCAAGGTTCTGAAGATATTATAATTACAGACCCTAAAGAAATTCCATTTAGTTCTACAGCCTTTATACAAATGTTAGAAGATGCCGATAATATAAAAGAAAAAGAAAAAGAAATTAATGAATTAAAGAAAATATATCCAAACAACAGCGAAGAGATAGACAAGCTTTATAATTTAGTTTTAAAATCTCAATCATCTAACCAAAAAACTAAAAAATTAGATAATGATATTAAAGAAGCTAAAACAACTTCTAACAAAGATAATGGCGAAGTAGAAGTAGATGTTGAAGCTAAAAGAGATGGAATAATTAATACTTTAGGAAAAGATATTTTTTCTTTTTTTAAATCTCAACAAGGCAAAGCAGACCTAAATAAACTGGAAAGATATTCTAATAATAATTATTATAATACTGTAGTAATTAAAAAACTTTTAAAAAAATATGGTTTATCTGAAGATGCTAGTCCTGCAGAAGTAGCAAACTTTTTAGATAACTTTAACTCTGAATCATCTTTACTAGCTAGACAATAAGGATATTAATGTCACTAAGTTATTTCGATTACATAAAAGAACCTCTTGATACATTTGATTCTAATGTAGAAGTCCCTCTTCAAAATAAGACTAAATTACCAGAACCTCAAAAATCTAATTTAAGTTACTTTGATTATCTTAAAAAAGAAGAAGAGGAAGAAGAAATTATTGAAACTCAAAAGATACCTGAAGCTCAACGACCTAAGTTAAGTTATTTTGATTATCTAGAAAAACCTAAAAAAGAAATATCATTTGGACGAGAAGTTGCTTATGGAGTAGCTCAAGAGCCTACAGCTTTTGGTAGTTTATTTAGAATAGGTAAAGCAGCCTTCGAATCTTTTGTCGATGCTGATGAGACCTACGAAGAGGCTAGAGCTAGAATAGAAAAAAATAGACAAGAAAAAATACTTGAAGAGTTTCCAGAGTTTAGAGGTCGAGAAGAAACAGCAGGAGTTCTTACAGGTCGAGCTGCTGTTGGTCTTGCTGACCCTATTACCTTTTTAGTTCCTTGGATGAAAATTGCCAAAGCTGGTAAACTTGCTAGTTTAGGCTCAGCAGGAACTTTTGCAGCTACTGACATTGCTTTAAGAGAAGAGGCTTTGTATGGTGAAGTTAGACCAGAGATGGTTGGTTTAGGTTTTGGTTTAGGTGTAGCTGGTGGTGCTGTCGGTGAAGTTGGCATGTCTCTGTATAGAAGAGCAGTAAATGATAAAGTTACTGTTGTTAATAAAGCTGGGCAAAAAGTAGATAAAGACGTCACTATTAAAGGAGCAACTCAGGCTCCTATTATTAAAGAACAAGATATTCCTACTATAGAAAAACTAGGGCAACAAACAGCTGTCGAAGTAGAAAAGTCTCTCGATAATATTGGTAATCTAAGTTTAAACCTTAGAAAACTTACAGATGAAAAACTAGAGTTGTCAAATTCTTTAAAGCTTATTAAAAAAGAACGTGACGAGCTATATACTAAAAATATAGGTAAGTCTTACTATCGTCAAGCAACTAAATTATCTAAAGAAGCAACTAGCCTTGAAAGAAAAATTAAAGCTAATAAAAAACAAAAAGATGATATTAATAAAAGAATTGAAGATATTTATTTAAAAGAAATACCTGATAACTTTTTAGATGTTTATAGTACAAGCATGTTAAATGGTTTAAAGAAAGGTGTTTTAAATGAAAACTTTGCTAGAGCTTTAACTCAAGAACTAACCAGACCTTTATTTGGTGCTATCATTGGCGGTGGGATTGGAGCTTCTTTTACTGAAGAAGACCAAGGCAATGATAAAATGATAACCTTTGCTTTACTTGGTGCAACACTCGGTAAGTTTCAAAAAACTATTCAAAGCAAATCTTTTGAGTTAGTACCACAAAAAATAAAAAATGCTGCTGGTGATGAATTTATCTCAGGTTTTAAAAGGTCTTGGTACAATACATTAAAAGATATTTCAGCTGGTTCCCATATACAATCTTTAATGAGCTGGTCAGATGATGTCGCTGTTAGATTTGGTGCTAGAATGTACGCACCTCAAGGTGGAGGAGTTACTTTAGGCAGGACTACTGTAGCTAATCCTGTTGAAAATGAAGCTATGTTACAACTTGCTTTATGGCGAGATAGAGCTTCTGATATGTTTAGCAAGTACGATGATGATGTCTTAATTCTAGCAGGTAAAATTAGTAATCAAAGAGGACTAGCATCTAAAAAACATTCTTTCCTATCAGCAGAAGATAAATTAAATCCAAACTTTAAACAAGCTGAAAAGCTTTCTAGAGAAATAGATAAATATAATAATGATTTTTCTAACTATATGTTAGTTCGTGGTATTAATTTTACTAAAGAAGATAACTATGGTTTAACTCAAATATTAAAACCTAGCTATGTAGATGAAAAAAATTATGCCGAAGTTATCCAAAAATTAACCAAAGCTTTTGAACTACAAAATAAAAACATTAGAAAAACTTTAACAGCTAAACAATTAAAAGATAAAGATTTTTTAGAAGAAAATTATCCTACATTATTAAGAAGCCCTAAAAAAGTTGCTCAGGGTTATTTAAGTACAGCAACAAAAGAAAGAAATAATTCTTTGTTTTCAGATAAAGATGATATTCTTTTTAAGACCAATAATAATGACCCTTTAATTAAAGGACAAAATACAGATTTTGTTTTACAAGCTGCTCGTCACTTTGATAAAAGAAGAACATTGTTTGACCAAGAAGCTCGGGCATCTGTTTCAGAATTGTTTGAAAATAATCCTTTACTAACTACTCAAACTTTAACTAATAATAGTATTAGAGTAGCTGAGTTTGCTAAACAATTTGGTGCTAAAGGTGAAGGTATAAAAGATATATTTAGTAGAATAGATAATAGGTATAAACAATTAGCAGACCCTGATAATAAATACAAAACTGTCAGTGATTTATATGCTAATGTTCCCGGTGTTAAAAATGCAGCCACAACAGAAAAAAATAAAATTAAAGAATCTTTAGAAACATATTTTGGAGTTTATGGTATTGAAGCAATGCCTACAGGTGATGCAGCTAGAACTTTTTCTACTTTTTTACAAACTAGTCTAGCAACCACTAGGCTTTTTAAAGTAGCTATTCCAAGTACAGGTGATTTGATGCAAACTATAACTAACAGTGGTTATGGTCCTGCTATTAGGTCAGCAGTTACTCAAATTAAAGCATCGCAAGGTAAAGCTTTACCTCTATCTACCGAAGGACTAGGTTTAAGAAGAGCTGTAAGAAAACCAAAAAACTTTATGGATGGTTTCTTAGGTAGAAACAGACACGATAATATTTTAGAAAGAGAATTATCTGATGTACTTTTAATTGGCAATTCAACAGGAGCTAGGAAGTTTCAGAAAAAAATGCATGACTTTACTAGAGACTTTTTTGAAGTAGTACAATTAGGTAGAATTACAAGAGTAGCTAGAAGTTTTGCGTTTGATGCTGGAGTATTTAGAACTATGGATATTGCTCGTTTAAATGCTCGAGGTAAAACTAAAGAGTTTTTAAAAAGTCGAGCAGCTATTCAAAAAGAAATAGATACTCTAGGTTTAACAAGGAAAGATATAGACTACTTAAGTCAGTTTAAAACTGTTGAGTCAGCTCTTTCAGATGCTACAGGTAAAGGACTACTTAAGAAAGCAGGAATGAGAGCAGCTAATAGAGATGCTATGATACCTTTAGTTGGTAATAGACGATTGTTTGGTCAAACTAAAAACCCTTATGTTAAGTTTTTAGGTAGTTTTTTATCATGGGCCCAAGCTAAAACTTCTCAAACTAATGCTTTAATAGCTAGAGTTGAAGAAGGAGATATTGCTTTGTTTTTAAAAATAGCAGCAGCTCTTCCGGTTTTTGCTTCTATACGAGAATTACAAGTATCTTTGTCTACCAATCAAAAGTATAGAGAAGGAGTAAATGATGAAACTTTAGCTCAAAAAGTTGGAGAGGCTTTGTCTTATTCAGGTTTAAATACTTATGGTATAGATAAAATTAGAGGTATTGCAAAATACTCAGACTATGGTTCTAGTGTAACTGAACAAGTAGCTCCTGTCTTAGGTTATATGGAAGACTTAGCTGAGATACCTTTTAAAGGTCTTCCAGAATTTTATCCAGATGAAGATGAAGAAATGATGGAAGCATTTATTGATGGTTTAGAAGCAACACTTTTAGAAACTGCAGATGTTTTACCAATCGCTAGAGAAGGAGCAGGACTTTATAGAGCATCAGCAGAAGACGAAGACGAAAGTATTTTACCTAAATACGCAACAGGTGGTTTAGTCTCAGGGCCAGAAGTACCTTATACCCAAGAGGACCCAGCAGACCGTATCAATCCTTTGACTGGTGAGCCTTATCAAGAACAGATGAGTCGGCTAGGTTTTGCTGAGGGTAAAGAAGTTGTTGCTAATAGAGCAACTAGGAATAATAATCCATTTAACTTAGTTTATGGTCCAGCTATAGGAGCTAAAGAAATACCATGGGAAGGTAAAGTTCCACACAACCCAAAAATTGAAGATACGTTTGAAGTGTTTGAAGATAATGTCATGGGGTTTAGAGCTGGTATAAAAAATACATACACTCATTATAATAGAGGTAATAACACCGTAGAAAAATTAATAAAAATACATGCTCCTGAAAAAGGCGACATTGTTAAAGGTAAAAGTGAAAATCCAAATCAAGAAAAATTTATTAAAATGGTAGCCAAAAATTTAAACGTTAGACCTGACGAAGTAATAAATTTAAATGACCCTGAAGTAATGAAAGAGTATGCTAGAAGTGTTGCTATATTTGAAGGACATGAAAATATAAAAGAAGAAGAAATTAGCAAAGCTTTAAGTCTTGTAGAGGCTGTAAAGTCTGGTGGTCTTGGTTCTTCTATTGAACAACAAACACAAAATAATTAACATGATACTCTACACAGAACAACAACTAGAGGAAGCTTGGCGAGATAATTGCAAAGCTAGAGCAGGTCTTAATTTACCTTGGGTAACTATTGAAGATTATAGACCTTTGTATGAAAAAGAAATGGAAAAATTTATGTTAGGAGAATTTGAATAGTGGGTTTTCCTTTTGAAATAATAACTATGTTGGCCTCCACAGTCCTTGGTGGTTTGATGAGTGTCTGGGCTGAGAGTCGAAAGGCTAAGGCAGAGCAACAAAAACTTTTAATAACCCGTGGTGAGTTTGGTATGAAAGAAAGACAACAATCTTTAGACCATGGTTTAAAAGATAAAGGCTTTGCTTGGACTAGAAGAATCATAGCTTTAACTTCAGTCTTTGCGATTGTGTTATTACCTAAACTAGTAGCAGTCTACTATCCAGATGTTTCTGTGACTGTTGGCTATACTAACTGGAATCCGGGCTTTTGGTTCTTGAAAGAAGGTAGAGAAATATTTGAATGGGTTACATTTCAGGGCTTGGTAATTACACAATTAGATACTAATTTAGTCTCAGCAATTATAGGTATGTACTTTGGTGGTAGTTTAGTTAAAGGTAGATAATGAATACAAAAACATGGATGGACATTTTAGAAACTGTAGGAATTCCTGCGGCTTTTGCTGTAGCAGCTGGGTGGATGGTCTGGAAACTATTTAATCATTTGATAGCAGATGTCCATAAAAAACTAGATACTCAACATAGCATGATAGTAGCTTTAATAGATAGGATAAGACAAATAGACAACGATATAATAAGAATAGACACAATGTGTCGGACAGCTATGGGAGTGCCTGTAGATGTAGATAGATTAGCAAGGGCAGATGGAAAAAAAGACCAACGAAAAGATTGAGGAAATTATGTTAAAAAGCTTAGAACTAACCCTATTAATTGCAGGGTTTTTAGTTATGACTGCTGGTGTCAGCGGTAATATATTTGCCGATGAATTAGTACACAAATTTAAGTCGCCTTCTTTTAGTGGGCTAAATACTTCAGCTCACTATCTTACTATTGAGAATCAAGAGTTTAATAGAAAGGCAGCTATTAAAGCTGAAATAAAAGCTTATCGAGAAGAGCTAGAAAGAGAAGCAGATAATACAACTCTAGCAAGATTTATCAGAAACTTAGAATCAAGAATATATGCTCAATTATCACGACAGTTAGTAGATGCTTTGTTTGGTGAAGACCCAAGCACAGCTGGAGTGTTAGAGTTAATGGGTAATACTATTGAATATACCGTTAGTCCAGACGGTACTATGATTACATTAAAGATTACAGATGCAGAGGGGAATGTTACAGAGATTACTGTTCCTATCGGTTCTTTTACTTTCTAGTTGTTCAAGCCTTAGACACAGTTCTCTATTAGATGAGAATGTCATAGGAGCTTATTCAAAGAAAAGACCAAGTACCGTATTAGAGTTACAGTCAGAAGAGTTAAAAAACTTAAGACCGGCTAGAATTAAGCCGACTATTGCTATTTATCCTAATAGCTTCACAGACCTAACAGGGCAAAGAAAGAGTAATAGTACCTTTGCTTTATTTAGTTCTGCTATAACTCAATCACCTGATGCTTTACTTATCAGGGCTTTTAAACATGCTGCAGATGGTCAATTCTTTACAGTTGTCGAAAGAGTAGGTTTAGATAACTTAACTAAAGAACGACAAATAATTAGAACAACCCGCAAAGACTTTGAAGACAATACAGAGTTAAACCCTCTTATCTTCGCAGGTCTACTGGTTCAGGGCGGAGTCATTTCGTATGACACGAACCTAAAAAGTGGTGGTAATGGTGCTAGATATCTAGGCATCGGCATGAGCCGCCAATATCGTGAAGACACTGTGACAGTTTCTTTACGACTAGTTTCTGTTAATACCGGAGAAATATTAATAGAAGTACTAACATCAAAGACTATCCTATCTGTAGGAGTTTCTAATGATATCTTTAGATTCATTGAAGCTGGGACAGAGTTAGTAGAAATAGAATCTGGTGTTACACAAAACGAAAGTGTATCTATTGCTCTCCAAAAAGCGATAGAGACAAGTGTACTAGAAATAGTACAACAAGGAATAGAGAGGAGATTTTGGAGTTATGAATAGAATAATTATATTATTAGCTTTCTTAGGCTTTATAGCCAAAGCCGACAATGAAATATACATCAATCAAGTTGGTTCAGACTTAAACCTAGATGTTGAACAACTAGGCGGTTCCAACCTTATTGGTGGTCTTGATGCTGTTTCAGGTCAAATGACTGCACTAGAATTAACTGGTGGTTCTATGACTTTAGACATCAATCAACTTGGGGATTCCAACAAATTTATTGGAGACATTATCTTAGATTCACTAGTAGGTTTTTTTGAATTTGATGGTGATAGTAATACTTTTGAAATTCAAGTAGACCCAACAGATACTTATAGTGCTGATGGTGGTAATTACTATGTTGATGTTACAGGCTCAAGTAATGACTTTGAGTTAAATGTTGCAACAAATGCTTTAGCAGAATACTTAGACCTCGACTGGATTATCAATGGTGATTTAAATACCATAGATTACACAGTAGATATTGATGGAGCCACATCTTATTTAGATATAGATGGTGACTCAAACAGTGTGGTCTATAATGGTAGTGGTTATGCTGATGGTTATTTTTATCTAGACCAAACAGGTAGCAGTCGAGCATTTAATATTACACAGAGTTCAACTTTAGCAAGTGATTGGCTTAAGATTATTTCTACTGGCAATAATGGCACTGTCTGTATCATACAATCAGATTCAGGCAGCACAAGTTGCTAGTATAGGAAGCATAACAGAATTAAAAGGTATAGGGAGAGTAGTAAGGGAGCAAGACCCCTTTACTGCTGCTCTCGCTTTTACTATTAATAGTTTTGATAATGTCGAAACTTCTAATGGTCGAATAGGTATAACTTTTCTAGACGACTCGCAGGTTCGACTTACCGAACACTCACAGTTAGTTATAGATGAGTTTATCTATGACCCTGACCCATCTAAATCTAAGATGGCTCTACAGTTTGCTAGTGGTACAGCTAGGTTTATTACCGGCAAATTAGCCTCTATCAATAAAGAAAACATCTCTATCAAGACTCCAAGTGCTACTATCGGTATTAGGGGAACAGACTTTACTGTTACTGTTGATGAACTCGGCAGGTCTTTAATAATACTATTACCAAATGAACAGGGAATTGCTTCTGGTGAAATAGTTGTTTCTACTTTAGCAGGACAAGTAGTTCTCAACAAACCCTATCAAGCTACTACAGTTGAGTTGCTTGAAACAACACCTAGTAGTCCTGTTATTTTAGACTTGACTCTAGATATTATTGACAACATGTTGATTGTCAATCCACCAAAACAAGACTCAGATTTTGTTAACGAAGAAAAACAAACAGATGGCTCGGACAATATTCTAGACATAGACTATTTAGAGTTTGACGAACTAGAACAAGACTACTTAGCAGAAGATAACTTAGAGTTCACCGAACTTGATATCAACTATTTAGATGTAAATTTCTTAGAAGACCTTCTAAGTATTATAGAAGAAGTTGATGAGTTAGAACAAAATGTTTTGAACACTGGTGATATTAGTGTTCAAGGCACAGCTTTTGGTTTTGACTCTAACACCCAAGTAAATACTTTTATTACTGACACAGTTATAACTTTCTTAAGACAAGTAGAAGACACAGTAAGATTAGATTTAGATACTAACAACAGTTATAAGGTTTTAATTATACAAGATGGTAAAGCAATTACTATTACTCTTAATGGCGGTAGTAACTCTTCCATTACTATCAAGCAGTCTTCCGGATGAAGTGGGCTAGTCTTTTACTTTTTTTATTGACACTTCCCTTAGTGTTCAATGCTCCACCGTTAGAAATACTAAGACTCAAGACCTTTGATGCCCTTGTCAAGACTCCAGAGCCTACTGGTTACTTTACTATCCTCAACATTGATGAAGAGTTTATAGACCAGCAAGGTGGTTATCCTTTACCTCGTCAGACCCTAGCAGACATACAACTTAAGTTATTACAACAAGGAGCCTTGGGGGTTGGCTGGACAATACTCTTTCCTCATCCTGATAGACTAGGAGGCGATGAAGCCTTTGCTGAGATGCTTGGTTTAGCTCCTAGTGTCATAGCAATGCCCGAAGTAAATAATAATAAATATCCACAGACACACGGAACAGTTATCTTAGGACCTGATATTAGTTTAACTCAAGCTCAAGGTTTCTTAGAAAACATTCCAGTCTTAAAAGACTCTGCAGCTCAAGGAGCTGTGTCAGTGCCGGTTGATATAGATAATCTAGTTAGACAGATACCCCTCATCCAACAAACCCCAGAGGGCTGGGTAGCTTCTTTTGGTACAGAAGTTCTTAAGATACTTGGCGGTGGCAATACTTATCAAATAAAAACCAACGAGAACGGTATAGAGATGATAAGAGTAAAAGGTATACCACCTATCTCTACAGACTCAGCAGGTAAAAAATGGATTAGTTGGGTCAAGACACCAGAGACTAACCTAACTGAAATGGATGTGCAGAGTAAGTTTGTCTTTGTTGGTTTTACTGCTTCTGGAATACAGAGACAACTAGCAACTCCTGTGGGTTTATTAGAGCCACATAAAATTCAAGCAGCCTTAGCTGAGTCTATTTTACTGGAGACACCTAGCATACCAGATTATCGTTTGTTTGCTGAACTAAGTATCTTAGTAGTAGCTGGTTTACTCGTAGGTATTTTAACTGGTTTCTTAGGTATTACTACAGGTTTAGTCTCAGCCTTAAGTATCTTTAGTGGGGTAGCTTATCTTGGTTGGTCTTTCATACAGCAAAATCTTTTGATAGATGTCACATGGACTCTAATAAGTTTGTTTTTAATTTCTGCTCAACAGTTCTATCTAAACTTTAGAACTCAGTTTAAACTTAGACAACAAATCAAGAAGCAGTTCTCTACTTATCTTGACCCTCGACAAGTGGCTAGACTACAAAAGAATCCAGAGTTATTAAGATTGGGCGGTGAAAGAAGAAACTGTACGATAATGTTTACAGATGTCAGGGGTTTTACTTCTATGTCAGAGAAACTAGAACCAGAAGAAGTTATTGAGATAATGAACAAAGCTTTAACTATTCAAGCAGATGCAGTCAAAGCTAATGAAGGAATGGTAGATAAATATATCGGTGATGCTATGATGGCTGTTTGGAATGCTCCAGTAGATGTTGAGAACCATGAGCAAAAAGCTATTAAGACAGCTCTTCAAATAAGACACGCAATGCAAGAAGCACAGTTAGATATTGAGATTGGTATAGGAATAAACTCTGGAGAAGTTGTTGCAGGAAATATGGGAAGTGAATCTCGTTTTGAATATAGTGTTTTGGGCGATGCATGTAATCTTGCAGCTCGGTTAGAGTCTTCATGTAAATCTGTTGGTAAAAATTTAGTTATTGGTGAGGCAACCATTAGCAAATATAAAGGTAAAGTAACAGAGTTAGAGTCTATTTTTGTCAAAGGTAAGGAAAAACCGGTAAAAATCTACACAATTTAAGCTAAATGCTCTGAGAGCCTCACATATCGCTTCTAAGCAATTTTGTTAGTTTTTGGACATATAGTATTACTTGAATGCTTTACGTTCAATACAAGCGATTCTGTGAGGTCATTTTTTCACAGATTTAGTTTTTTAGTGCATTAACTTCTTTTTCTAGAAACTTATGTAGTGGTTCGAGTTTAACTTTACCATTTCTAACAATACTTTTAATCATCTCTCTTTCATGGAGAGGAAACACAGTATCAATTTTATTTTCTGGTAACATGCTAAGCTCTGTTACAATTTTATTTTCTCTAGTTAATAAAACTTTAAAGCTAATTAAGTTTGCTTCTTTATTATTCATTTATATTTTCTAAGTTACTAAAAGTAACTTTATCTTGTCTACCTCTTAAACCTGCCTTCATGTAAGTAGTAGCCCTACCTTCAAAAAAGTTTTGATGTTCAACACCCATAACTTCATCTAGCCAAGTAAGAGGATTTTCTTTTTGATTGTAATTAGGTTTAAGACCTAGTTGTAAAAGTCTTCTATCAGCAATATAACGATTGTACTTGTACATATCTTCTTTAGTTAAGCCTTGAATATTACCCATTTCAAAAACTAAATCTAAAAATTTATCTTCTAGTTCAACCATTTGTCTACAGATATCGTATATCTCTTTTTTAAATTCATCTGTCCAAATATCTATGTTCTCTTGAATGAATTGTCTAAACAGTTTAGTCATAGCTTCGACATGCATGGACTCATCACGAATAGAGTAAGTAACTATCTGTCCCATGCCTTTCATCTTACCGAACCTTGGAAAGTTTAATAAGATTGCAAAACTTGAGAACAACTGTAGTCCTTCAGTAAAGGCTGAGTAGACTGCTAAAGTTTTAGCTATACTTCTTTTATCTTGTCTAGTAGTCTTAATATCATTGATATATTCATGTTTGTCGGACATCTCTTCATACTCAGCAAAAGCTTTATACTCATTATCAGGCATACCAACAGTATCAAGTAATAAACTGTAAGCATGTTGATGAATAGATTCCATATTAGCAAACGAACCCATCATCATACGAGCCTCTGGTTTTTTAAATATTCTCATATATCTGTCTATATAACCAGCACCAACATCAACATCTGATTGAGTAAACAATCTAAATATTTGTGTTAGTAAATTCTTTTCAACATCCGAAAGGTCTTGCCAATCCTTAACATCTGTATGTAGTGGCACAGACTCCGGCATCCAATGCATTTGATTTTGCAGGACATAGTAATCAAACATCCATGCATCATCAAAAGGTTTATAATATTCTCTATTCGCTAGTAAACTCATAATCTAACTCCCTTAATCTTTTAATATTTTCAGTTGCTTCTACATATTTTTTAAACAGCTTATCAAAAGTAGCCACCATATCAGGGTGGTCGGCTACTGCAACTGGATTAGTAATATACAACCTTAAATTAGTTTTAGCTATTTTTTGTTGTGCTGAGTATTTTTCATACAAAGCTTCAAATAATTCATTAGTAAACATTTTATTTTTTACTCCTTTTAATTTTTTTTAACCATTTAGCACCATCTCGTTCAGCATCTAAGAATACTGCTCTAGTGAAAAGTAAAGGTATAATAACACTACAATGCACTGCAAAAGAGAGAACAGAGTTATAACCATACCAACCCATGTAGTAAGTAGCAAGTAAACCAAAAAAGAAACTCCAAACTGTAAACAAAACTAAAGTAAAGTAAGCCTGTATAGATGGGTCTGGTATATACTTAAGAGGATTATATCTATTGTCCATAACTAATTTCCAACAACTGTCTATCCAATATATTGTTTCTAATAATTTTTTTTTCATCCTTGTCCTCTATATTTTTTAAAGCTTCTTCTTTTATGTTTGTTCATCGTAGATGTTGCTAAGTTACCTTGCCCTTGCGAAGTTTTTTTACCGTTTACTCCTGCAACTGGTTTATGTGCGGTAGAAAACTGACTCTTTGATTTCTTCGGCACTATCCCTCACAAGCTATACAACCCTCGTCTAGTTTAATACGAGGTATTTTAATATTAACATTCTCTGCATTCCTTGCAGCATTCGACCTAAAATAATACAAAGATTTTAACTTACAAGCACCATACCAATGCACATCATTAACATACTGCATGTAATCATCATGTACTTCTTGAGACTCAGTGGCTTTAGGTAAGACAAAAAATAAATTTACTGATTGAGATTGACAAATAAACTCTTGTCGCTTGTAAGCATGTTCAACTAACCATATCTGATTTATTTCATTAGCAGTTTTAAATAACTCTTTTTCTTCTGCTGTTAAAAATTTTAAGTGTTGTACCGAACCATCATGTCCAGCAATGTCTTTCCAAGTCTCTATTAACTCTTGTCCTTTTAAACCTTTAGACCTAAGAAGTTTTTCTAAATACTTATTCTTTACTTGGTAGCTCCCCGAAAGAGTTTTGTGTGTATAAACGTTAGCCCTGTAAGGCTCAATCGAAGGAGAAGTCCCGCCACATATAATACTAGAAGAAGCATTAGGAGCAACAGCAAGAAGATGAGCATTCCGAACCCCACTACCAGAGATATCAGGAGCTTCTCCCCTTGTATCAGCAAGTCTTTGAGAAGCCTCGAAAGCTTTTTCTTTGATGTGGCTAAATGCTTTATGGTTGAAGCCAGAAGCAAAGATGCTTTCAAAAGGTATTTGTTTAGATTGTAAGTAAGCATGGAAACCCATTGCTCCCAAGCCAATCGACCTTTCTCTGTAAGCTGAATAAGTTGCTCTCGTAAAACCCTCTTTACCTGCTCGTATATATTTTTTAAATCTTTTAAAATTAGCATTGTATTCTCCTAGCTGTGTAGTATCAACTGCATTATCTATAAAGTGTTGCAGTACATTGTCTAGCATAGTAACTAAATCATTAATAAAGTTTTTCTTTTTAGACCACTTATCAAAATGTTCTAAGTTTACCGAAGACAAACAACAAACAGCTGTTCTTTCTTCATCAGTAGGTAGAGTAATTTCAGAGCATAAGTTACTTTGTTTAATCTCTAAACCCAAATCTTTTTGTTTTTGTGGTAAAGCTTCATTACAAGTATCTAAGTTGACTATGTAAGGCTCTCCAGTTTCTGCTCGAGCATTTAATAATTGCCACCATAAATCCCTTGCATTAATAGTTTTGACAGCTTCGTTTGATTTAGGGTCAATCAATCGCCATTCTTCATCGTTTTCAATAGCTCGTAAAAATTCATTATTAATATTGACTCCATTGTGTAAGTTCAAGCACTTTCTATTAATATCACCACCTGACTCTTTCCTCATATTAATAAACTCTTCAATCTCTGGGTGCCAAATATTCATGTAAGCAGCATAACTACCTCTTCTTGTTACACCTTGATTAAAGGCTAACATCTGTGAATCTACAACATGCATGAAGGGGATTGAACCAGTAGACTTACTACCGTGAGCAGTAGATACACCGTTACTACGCACATCTCCCCAATATCCACCAATACCTCCGCCTGAACTAGCCAACCATATATTCTCATCATAATGAGATGACAAACCAATTCGGCTGTCAGGAACATAATTAAGGAAACAACTAATAGGTAGCCCACGACTTGTTCCCCCGTTACTAAGTATAGGAGTGCTAAACATGAACCAACAACGGGAACTGTAGTTGTACAGTCGTTGAGCCAGTTCAAAATCCGTAACTCCTTTGAATGTTGCTCCGAAGACGGAGGCTCTTGCGAATGCTTCTTGGGCATGTGTTTCTTCTCCTGTAAAATATCTATCTTTTAGAGTATCTAAACTAAATTTATCTAAAAGTTTTTCATTTTCATAATTAATCTTTATACCTAAATATTCTTTTACTCCTACCTTATCTTCCATTACTTTCCTCTACATATAAACCAATAATTCCATAGTGAATTATTTTTAACAACTCTTTTCTTTTTTCATCTTTTTTCCCACATCTCATAGCATACTTCATAATATTACCAATACTAAAACCTTCACCGTGTCCAGCATCTATAATCATATCAGTAGCTTGATATTTACCTTGTGAGTAATGTTGGTCATAAGTAGAATCAATATAAGCTTTTATTTCTTGTAAGATTTTATCTTCATTAAACTTATATTTTATATTCATTTTAGTATATCTTTTAAAGTTATATCTGGATTTTTCTTGACCTGCTTGTAAAACCAACGTAAAGAATAAGCACTAACCATCATTTTATTATTAGCATACACATGTGTTTGTGTCGGTAAAAAATTGTTCAAGTTGTTGACAGTTATTTTTTCACTATCTTCACCTTCAGGCACCATAGTTTTCAACCACTCTATTAACAATTCTTTACTTCTTCGTCTTAATCTTTTTGCTTTCTTACCATTCATAATACAGCAGAGTCATAGTTTTTTACTAATTTCCAATAAGTTAGTAAGCTTTCAAACATTTTAATATGCTTAATATGAGATTCTTTATCCCAGATATGACCTAAAACCAAATCAGTTTTTTGTCTATCTACGAAGATTGAAACCCTTTCAGGTTTAGAAAACCCACAGCCTTCAGCATAAGCAGATAATTGCATACCATGTTCATCATAGACTAATTTAGCAGGTTCTTTATCTACTAAATTATCTTTTGTTTTAAAGTCTACAAAAATACCAGACTTAGAATATAAATCTATTTTACCTCCATAGCCTTTTTCAGAACAAAAAGAATCCTCAGCAATCCATTTTTCATTAGGAAAGTGCTGGTCTAAAAATGCTTTAACAGCAAAATAAGATTTGTTTTTAGATTTACCCTCAAAACCTTTTTCAATGAGAGCATGTATTTTAGTACCTTGACTAGCGGCAGTTTGCCCTATCTCTCTCTGAGCAGTTTTACATCTGTAAATAAACTCTTCTACTGACTCTTTTTCTGTTTTCTTTAAAGCAACAGAAGCTTCTAAAGCTTTGTTTATCTTCCAGTTTTCTAGTGATGGTTTTGCTACTAGATTTAAAATAGTAGTAACAGAAGGAACTAGTCCTTCTTTCTTAGCATCTCTGAGGGTAGTGTTTCGTTCTTTACCGTTTGCTCCTACTATGGTGTAGGCAGGTAAGCCTTCTCTGTCATACCAGTGTCCGGCTTCCGATGTGAACTTATTAATATTATACACTTCAGATTTAGAAGTGTCCACTATATCTTTATTTTTGTTTGTCATTTTTTTCTATTTCTTTCTTGAAAGCTTTAATAACATCAGATGAAAATAGTTTTTGAAGATTTATTAAATACATTCTACTAGCATTATGGTCGCCACCACAAACTGTTTTAAAGTAATCTAACTTTTCAACGATAGATTTAAGGACTTCAGTGCTGAAAACTAAAGTACAGAACTCTTTATCTCCAACACAGAGATTATGAAACCAGTAATCTGATTCAGTAGCTTTTATACCAGAGGGCTTACCATAGCTTTCATACTCAATAGCTATATTTCCTGTTTTCATCCACATGCCTCTCTCAGATTTAACTTCAATCTTTTTATTGAAAAGCATCTCAGCTATTTTATCTTCTCTGATACTGCCATATTCAAGGTCAATATCAAATTTCTTTCGGTCTTTTTTAGTGGGTTTCACTCCAGTTGTCTCCGACTTTGTATTCGCCATCGAGAGGACATCGCATATTAAAGTACTCACCGGCATCTTGAATACTCTGAACAGCTAATTGTCCTGCTCGTTCTGCTTGGCTTTCTTTGACCTCAAGTTGCCATTCATCGTGAATGTTTGCAACAAACTTAAAATTAATCTTAGCTTCTTTTAGTTTGTTATGCAATAAAATTAAAGCTTTTTTCATTACTATAGCTCCTCCTCCTTGTAATAAAGAGTTCAAAGCAGCATGTTTGTGTCTTAAAAATATCTTTCTACCGTCTAATCCTTTGAGGAAATTTCTTTGAGCCGCTGTCTCAACTCTTGTCTTAAGAGATTTAAGTGCTGGTAAACTAGCAAGAAACTGTTCTCGCAGTTGTTTACCATCTGCTCTATTTCCTGCAACGATGCTTCCAATTTTTTCATCTCCTGCTCCGTATATAAGTGCATAGATGAAAGTTTTAGCCTCGTCTCTTGATTTAAGTCCAGCAAACTCTTGATTAGTTGTGTGAATGTCTCCATTGATAATTTCATTTATATATTCCTCGTCTGACATATAGTGAGCTAACATCCTTAGTTCTAGCCCTGAAGCATCTATACCTACTAACTTATAACCTTTTGGCACTGTCCAACAAGCACGACACTCTTTACCATAAGGACTGTATACTGCCGGTACTTGAGCCATGTTAGGATTTCGATGCGACATTCTACCAGTAATTGTGCCAGTAGAAATAACAGCACCATGCACCCTACCATCGTCTTTAATATTATCTATCCAAGACTCTATTTGACCAACCCGTTTTTGTATTAATAAATATTCAGCTATTAACTGAGCTTCTTTAATATGTGCAATCTTGCTTAGAGTTCCTTCATCAACTATTGGTTGTCCGGTAGGGGTAAACCTTTTAGGTTGCCAACCAAAATCAATAAGATACTCGCCAATCTGTTGACGAGAGCCGAGATTAAATTCTCTAAGTTCTTTTCTCATAAAAGGAGTAGTGTCATTAGTTTCAACTCTTTCCTGATACTCAACGGAGGTAAGTCCAGATTTTGATAAAGTGCCATCTTTTTTAAGCTTGGGTATAACTTCCTTAACAGGAATCCACTTAGGCTTAAAAGTAGCATGAACTTCATCTTCTACTTCTTTTTTTCTTTGATTCAAACAACTTAATAAATCTATTGCTCTTCTCTCATCAAACAGAAAACCATTTAGTTCTTGTTCTATTAATATGTTGGTGGTATTGTGTTCTAAACTAACAGACTCTTTAGAAAAACCCTTACTATCTTGTCTAAGTTTTTCTAAAACTTTTTTATTTAATTTAACATCTTGAATACAATAATCTAACATTTCATCACTGTATTCTGTAAAAACCGGTGCAGTTGACTTAGGGCAGTTGAGTTTCCAACCCCACTTTTCTAGGCTATGTCCCCCTTCCCTAGTAGGATGTAATAATCTTGATAAGGTCAAAGTATCAATAATATTAGCATGGTCACATAAGTTTACCTGCTTTATCCTATCTATAGCCGGAATATCAAAGCCTAAAATATTATGCCCAACTAAATTATCAGCAGACTTTAAAAACTCAATGCCCTCGTCAATTCTGTCTGGTTTAAAACTATATATCTTGTCTGAACTATCAACAGCAACAATACACCAAATAGTTGAAGCAGGTGGTAAATTAATTACCTCGCCTGTTTCTTTATCTTTTAATGATGATGCCCAAAGTAATCCATTTGTTTCTATATCAAAGACAAGTTCCATTAAAAAGCTATTGAAGTTTGATTATCTTGTATGTCAAAATCTGTGTCATAAGTTTCTGATAACCTTCCGGTTTCTTTATCATAAATTAAAGCAGTTGCCATACCGACATCCCCTGTATATCTAGACTTCAAGATTCTAAGTCTAGTAGTCCTTGCCTCTTCTGGGTCATCGGACTGTTGATTCCTCTCTAATGCTATCACACAATCACTTAATTGTCCAATGCTATTAGACCCTCTCAAGTGTGATAAAGAAACTTCAATACCATTCTCATGTCCTTTGTTGCCATCAACCCTTCTCAGGTGTGAAACTAAAAACACTCCAGCTCCTGTCTCCTCAACTAAACTTCTAAGTCTAGTCATAATATTATCTATGGCTCGTCTTTCGTCACCCTCTTCTAAGGCACTGACAAGCATGTGTAAGTGGTCTACCACCACCCAACGACAATCACAACCAACTATTAAGTATCTAAGCTTAGCAAAAATATCATCTATTTGATTAGTACCAAAATGAGCATGTATAAATACCTTGTCATCTTTAAAAACCTTATCAAACATAGACATCAAAGTTGACTCATCAAACCTCTCCCTTTCTTGGTCAATGTATAATCGGGCATTGGCTTCGATAGAAAGTATACCATCAACTGTTCTTCGCCAATCTTCTTCCAAAGCTATAATACCTACATTATCATTTGTCTGTTGCACTAACCAGTGTTCTAACTCTCTAGTTACACTTGATTTACCAAGTCCTGTACCCCCAGTAAGAGTTACCAACTCACCTTGTCGCATACCATAAAGCTTTTCATTTAGTCCCGCCCAAGGATAAGGCACGGATTCTTTCTTTTCCCTATCTAAAAAAGCATCTTTCTTCTCTGATACTCTAATGATACCACTAGGAGTATAAAGTTTAGCATCCCACCAAGCACTAACAAACTCTTTGTATTTGCCTTTAAGAAGCATATCATTAGCATCTTTGTAACCATTAGGTAGAGTGACTATCTTAGCCTTGCCGGGTTTAAGAATACTAGCAACTTTCTTAGCTGACTCAATGCCTTGTCTATCTTTATCAAAACAAATGACAATATTATCAAAGCTTTCTATGTATTCTAAGTTCTCTTTAATATCTTTAACTGCTCCGGAAGCTCCTCTGATAATAGAAACTACTGCCCACTTACTGCCTAATAATTCGTAAGCCGACATAGCATCACACTCACCCTCAGTTATGGTTAAATACTTCCCACCTTCTTTGAATAGTTGTTGACCAAACAAGCCAACCCCTTGAGGACTGACATCGTAGCTAAACTTTTTGTCTCGAACATATCTAATCTTATTAGAGGTTAGTTCGTTGTTGATATATAAAGGATAAATATGTTGGGCTATTTGCCCAGCACTATCATAAACAGTTTTAACTCCATACTTTTCCGCAGTCTCTCTTGAGATATTTCTATCTGCTAACTTAGCGAAGACTCCACCATGAGCATTTAGTTCTCTAACTGTTTCTGTCATATTAGTTTTACTATGTATTATATCTGTTGGCTTGTCCACTCCTTTCGGAAAAAACTCATCACAACTAAAACACTTAGCTGAACCATTCTCATTAACCGAAAGAGCATCGCTACTACCACAAGCCGGACAAGGCAAGTGATACTTTTTAAATTTTAATGTGTTTTCCATCTTTGACCTCAAAAAAATAGGGCATCCGAAGACACCCTATCTAAATTTATGATAAAAAGTGTGGTTAGGTTTCCTCAGAATCTTCAGTAGATTCTTCAGCATCCTCTTCCACTTGCGACTCAGGACAGCCTTTTAATAGCTCTTCTAAGTTTGCTCTGTGTGTACGACTAGCAAAGTCTAAAGCTTCGATAATAACAGAAAGATTACCTACCTTATTTACCATAACAGTAGCATCATTTTTCTTTTGCTCATCAGCTATTGCACTAACATCAAAGTTAGTAACTTCACCTTCTTCGTTTTTAATACTAATAATCATTAGAACTCTTCTCCTCCTTCGATGGCATCAAACTCTGAACCATCACTAGATTTATATTGAACTAAATCAATCACTTGCATGGCTTGAAAATCCAAGCCTTTAAAGTCTCCGTACTTATTAGATGTCTCCCACTCATTATACTGGACTTTGACTTTAGAGCCATTACCAACCAACTCATCTAAAGGTACTTTATTTGCATCTAAAAGTTTAGGAGGTTGACGAACCAAACCATTTGGTCCATTAACCTTTCTCTTAAATGTAATTGCTTTTCCAACAACTTCGTCATTCATGGTAATCTCTTTTACTTTAAAACCACGACTTTCAAAGTCTTTGGCGACATCGTCACTCACTACTAAGTCTACTGTATAAACAGGTTCAAACTTAGTATTTGGAGTCGTAACACTAGCCCAATAAGCTATTCCTTCTTGTATTGCCATAGATTCCTCCGTTTCGGCACAATTTCATAGAATATTATAGTAAATTTAAAAACCTTGTCAATAGCTAAACAGCAATTTCTGCAATTATTTTACCTAAAGACATGGCTTTATTGTTGTGTAAAGTAATTCTAAAGTTTTCATTACCTAAAAATTCAACCTCATAAACTACTTTATCTTTATTAAAAATATTTTCATAATTTTTAATAACAAAATTATCAAATTTTCTAAATAATTCTTTATTTAAAACAATACTTTCAGTCATAATCAAACATTAACCTTAAAGGGAATTGAACAGTTTTCAGCAGTAGCCTCCCCAAAATCTAAACTATTTAAATATCTAATAGTAGCTCTTCGTAAACTGACAGGTGGGTTCGCTTCAAACTCTATATTAGTAGGCTCTCCCAACTCTAAATCATACACAATTCTAAAAGCCACAGACCTATTCAAACTAACATTCTTAATATAATAAGAGAAACTTCTATTTTTTATAGGCTTAGGACAAGCCACAGGCTCTGCTACAACTTTTTCTACCTCATTAGAGACAACATAAGGCTCTGCTTTTACAGGCTCTACTATCGCCTCTGAGGGCTTCGTTTGTAACAAGGCTAACATTGCTTTTAATTCAGCAATACTGCTGTTTGTTTGGGTTTTTAAAATAACACCGTCTTGTTTTATCAGTATTAAATCTCCTTGCATAATTAAAAACTCATCTTGTAAACTAAGATAGTCTGCTTCGACCTGTCTAGTAAAGTTTTCTAAAGTTTTTAAATTTCGTTCTGCTATCAATACAGTTTGAAAGATACCATCATTTTCTAATTTTAATTCGGCATTCTCTGTTTCTAAACTATCAAGCCTAGCTAATAAAATTTGTTTAGTCTTATTAAATTCTTCGACATAAGCTGGTGTGTCACTCACAGTTTGCTTGACATAATTACCAAGCAATACATAAGCAGCAGTTACCAACACTAAAGTTATTAAAGTTGATATTACTAAATTTTTCATTTATTCCTCCATCTTTATAATTAATTTATTCATTCTCCTTTGTTTCACATACAAAGCTACTAAAAAACTTTTATTAGTAGTTATAAAGTCTTCAAAGTTTTTTTGTTTTGTTAAAGTATTAAAATATAATTGTTCGTTACAATACTCATTAAATTTTTTCATAAGGAAAACATCTATCGGTCTAGTTCTCATCTTATCCAACACTTGTAACCAGAACACTTATCAACAGGGTCACCACAGTCCTCACAATACTCAAGGTTTTGCTCAATTGGTAAGTCTTCCGTTAATTCTTTAACTATATCAGTACAAAGTTTTAAAAATAAATCCATTACTTCTTCCTCTTCTTGTCATCAACCAACTTAGTTGATTCCCACACAAAAAAGCCTAACACAAAAAAGAATATAAGGGCAAGTAGTAATTCTATTAAATTACTCATCAAACACCTCACCAATATGGTCATACTCCCATGCTCCGTATTCAATGAAAGACCAATCACTAGCTCCAGTCTCTTCAGCAACTTTTAAAGCTTCTTTAATAGACTTGGCTTGTACTTCTAGTTTGTAGTGTGTTGGTTGTATAGCATGAACGACATAAGTTTTCATAAGTCACCTCAGTTTAAAATTTTTTGTACCCAATTCTCTGCGACATCTTCAGCATAGCTTTGGGAACGGTCAAAACATTCAACTACTCTAATGAGCATAGTTTCACGATAAAGCTCAACAAAAAACCCTTTTCGGTTTTTAAAGATAAAAGCTTCTCGGCTTTGCGGTCTACCGTATTGTGAAATCAACTCACCTATCATAAAGCTTATGTTTCTCCAACTGTTCTAAAATTTCTGATACTTCATTATTGATAGTTTCTAGATAGTCTAGGTCAATAGCACAACTAGCAACATAAGAATAATCTTCATCACCTTCAGGTCTCTCTAGCTCTCTATCAATACAATGTCTATTAAAACTTCTAAGCTTTTCAGTTAGATGTTTTAATGCTCCGGTCTGTAAGTCCGTAAGTTTAATATATATTTCAGTCTTAGTCATAATTACCTCCGTTTAACTAAGTGCTAGTTCGGTTTCAAGTCTAAACTAGCAAGAGACTATTAAATTACGACTAGGGTAACTTAGGAGTATATGAAATAAATAATTAAATATTTGCTTCCTGTTACACCCCAGTCGTAAACTAAAATGGCTAGTGCATGGTGGTTTAGTTCTCATTTACTTTTATCCTTAACCTTACTTCATCACTCTATATAAAATAGCTCAGACTTCTAGGCTTTTACAAAGGCTCACTCCTAGCCAAACTAATAAAACAAAAACTACCCTTATAGTATCGAACGAGTTAGTTAATTTAAAGGGTAGTCCTCGCTTGTTCTGCCATTTCTTCTAAATCTTTTGAAGAAACTGCATCAATACACAGGCTCTCCATAAAGCTTATCACAGACTTTACAATATTTTCATCTGTAATGGGTATAGGATTACTCAATAGTTCTGCTTCCACATGGTTAAACAAATCAGTTAGTAAATCCTCTCGGTTACGAAACACATTCAGTCCTGTTATCACAAAACTAATATGTTCTAGTATTTTAGTATTCTCTTCATCACTCATTATCATTCACCATCCTTTATTAAGAAATTTTTTAATCTACTCATTGTTTTTAACCTTTTCAATTTCATTACCAACCTTTTCACAACAAGACATGCAAAACCAATCACATAAATCTATATTTGTGTTATTGGCTTCCCATTGTTCAATTGTTTCCTCTGAACATTCTAATATTTCAACAATATCCATAATCATATTTTCATACTCATCTTTCGTATTACATACATTACAAATTCTTATATCGCTCATCTCTTCACCCTCACAAAGTCTATAAAGTCTGATTGCTCACGTTTGGTCATCTCAACCCATTTGATTTGGTTAAATGGCTTGTCATACTTCCTAGACATTCTACGAATGAATAGATTGTGCATGAATACGTCTATACAGTTTTTGATATGTTTCATTGTGCCAACTCCTTTTGTTTGGTTAATTTCCAAAAGTTTAAACAATTTTTATCTTCTATTAGTTCATAAAATTCTTCACCCCAAGTTTCATATACTTCTTCTCCCCACATTTCATCGAAAGTATCAGTATCAATAACTTTATTAATAGGTTCATTTG